GGCCCTACTGGCGGCTGTTCGGTTGCCAGATGCCTGAATGTAAATGTGAATGGAGCCCCTGAAAAAATCATACCAAACAGAGCGTTATTTGTCCACAATAAAATTTGGTCTCTGGCCTGAACAGCTGCAACAACGGACTCTCCAATATGAACACGTTGACTGCCTGCTGTGTTTCCAGCAGCAGCTGTCCACGTTGTGTTGGCTTCTTGGTCAGTCCACCTGATGTTCAAAGGATCATTGTTGGCTCCGTCGTGTGCCCCAAAACTAACCAGATGCCGGTCAGGCACGGAGACTTTAACAAATTTATTTGTGGTAGGCGCGTTGGTAACTGCAGTGGCTCTGGTACCAACACCTACAGACGCATCCCAGGTGTAAATCAATCCATCACGGCGACAAGCAATAAGGTCTTCGCCCCAAAGATCAAATGACCAGAGTTGAGCAGCAAGTGTAACACTGGATGACGTCCTGGCCGTGCCCCAAGTGGTTCCTACCTCATTCCACGTACCAGCTCCCCAGCCGAAACCAGCAGTTGGGATAGGCACTCCAGTCGCCAGAAGATATTCAGCCTTTATAGACGCACCACCGCCTGTACCAGAACTCGATGCTGTGGTGGTGACGGTAATGACGTAATTGTCGGAATCTGTGATTGAGGTAATCTGGTGGGTCGCATTAATTTCTGTGTCTGGAATGCCGTTTGTAGGGGTGGCACTAGACAACACGACGTAGTCCCCGGCGGCTGCTCCATGCGAGGTGTCGTTTACCGTTATGGTTGCTTGACCCGATACAGTCGTCAGCGGGTCGCTGCCAAGAGGATCCTCAGTGCTTGCGATTGGGGTGATATCGTAAATGGTGCCATTTTTAACAATCGAGAGCCGTTGCTCAGTTCCAACCGCCATCAAGTCGTTACCAGACAGGTCTCTCCAAATGATAACGTCTGATGGAGAGCCTGTAGCATTATAATCAGACAATGCCTCCCAGCCACCAATAGGTTCAGGATCACCCTGCTCAAATCTGATCTTGTCACCGGTTTTCCAGACAGGACCTAGCGAGTAGTCAGATTTATCGGAGTTCAAACCTCCTGGTATGGGTAACTTAGAAAGTGGCATTATCTATACTCTGTATTGGTCTGTAGGTTGATCTTAAAACATTTAGGGGTAATGTGAACCAGTTCACCTCTCACATCAGGTGGAAGTTCGTGGACAAATCTTTTTGCTAACTCAACCGATGCTTCTAAACAAGTCCTCTGTTCTGTATAAGCCTTGCCGTCATTTACTGTTACGCAGCCAAAACTGCCGCACACCAGAGAAGCAATGACAAAAATTGTGTTCATAGTTCAAACAACTCTCGCTCCGCTACTCGACGCCTGACGAGTCCTGCTAAGATGCGGCCTCCAGCCAAACGCCATTTTGGAAACTCTGCTGCTGCTCCTTCAATATCTCCACGGTTTAATTTCTGCCTAAGTGTAGAAGACTGGGCATTCCCAGTGCCAACATTGTAAGCCCAAGACACAAGAGCACTAAACTGGTTTTCTCCAATAGGTTCGTCCACCAATACCATGACCGCTCTTTCAACCTTGTTCACTTCCATATAGAGAAGTGTCCTGGCCTCCTCTTCTGTAATGACTCGATGGTCCATAGAAACGTGTAAACCATCAAAGCCACGAGTGCTACCATAGCCCACAGTAGGAATACCAATGGGGTCACGATAAACCGATAGGCGAAGGCCTTCAAAGTGGCGTATGATGTCAAGGCCTTCCTCATTACACTTCATCTCAACCTTCGACTTTTCCTAGGGCACCAATTAATAGCTTTGCACATCTCACAGCCTCTACTTTCGCACACGTCCAAACTGTCTTCCACCGAACCAGAAAGATAAGATGGCTGCCCACATGGCCAAAACTTCCTCAGACCATATAGCGGGCAAGGCTTCAACCATGGAGCGGCCTTCTTGCAACAGGGCGACCAACGCTGCAACTTCCACAGCGACAAAAAGCAGCATAAACATGTAAGTGACCACTGGACGTACAGAACCGCGGAGGCCATCGATGAACGGAATTTTTGTATTTTTGTCATGTTTCCGCACCGATTCCATATCACGGATTTGAGCATCAGTTGCAACCATTTCGAGTTTTTGGTCGTGCAGCTTTTCTTGAAGAACCATCTGCTTGTCCATCATGGCAAGCTCATGGGCTTTGTCCTGCTTGTCCTGAAAATACTCCATGACCTTGGGCAAGAAGCTGGTACCAAAACCAAGCACAGATCCTAATAGGGTCAGCATATCAAGAACCTCCAACCGCAGCAGCGGCCAAAATTATAATCAACCAGAGAGGCATTTTCCTATATCCCTTTTAAGATATTCCAAATCCTTTATCATGTGTGCCTGTCCAATCCAGAAATCTTTCTGCTTCTCTGGACTCATCAGGGCGTCGTGCATAACAATCTTGGCTTCAATAACCTGCACCCGAGCGTGGAAGTCATCGATTCGGGTAAAAAGTGTCATGATGTGCTCATTGTTCTTTCTGCTTATTGACCCATTGTTTTTGACCAACTGCTCCAGCCGAATTGACCACGCCACCAAGGCCACAATGGGAATAATAATATACGACAGAAGTTTAAGGTCAGCTAAAAGGTTCTCCATTAAGTAATGCTCCAGCGAGCTTTTAAAGCATTATAGATTGTATCTAAATTAGCTTTTGAGGGGATCGTGCCTGACCATGCAGCTATTGCAGCCATCCGCTGCCCCGTGGTCAAGGTATTATTGAATGTTGTGGTGCCATCGGAACCCAAAGTTCCGACACCGAACTTTTGTGCAGTTCCTGCTGGCGAGGTGTAATTGGCGTCGAAGGTATTGGCGGCGCTAACCTGAGCATAGGCGCCATTTTCCCAAAAGAAGGAAACGCTTCCGCCATTCTCGTCTATGACTACTGCATGCATGACCCACTGCCCATCTGCCATGCCGCTATCAGAGTTCACCAGCAGTGCTTGACCCCCACCTTTTCTGACATGAAAGGTGTGGACATTCGATGCACCGGACAAATCATATTCAAAACCTACGTCAGTCCCCGTTCTGGTCCCGGAAAAATTGGCGTTGTTCCCAGATGTGTATTGAGACACCCCAAATATGGCGAACTTTGCGCCGTTCAGGTGGGCGTTAGCCATCCAGGTTTCATTGGCGCTGTCATAGTCGAACGCATCACCACCATCCCCTGTCCAATACTCATTCGCTGAGAGACCCCCAGCCGAGCCGTTGAAGGTGGGATCGCTCGCCTCGGCCCCGCTGGTAAGCCCGAGGTGAAAGTCTTGGCCATTACCGCTAAGATCGTCCCAGGTCTGCCCCGAACCTGAGTAAGATGCACTGTCCCCAGCATCCAAACAAAATTGAAGACCAGTGGTTAAGCTGTTCTCTGTAAGCACAGTCATTAAAGATGAATAACTAGCTCCACCAGCCCCAAACCCTGTATATTGACCGTAAAACATCAAGCGTCGTTTCCTGTGTCCGTGCTGAAGATGATGCGAATACCCATCAGGCGTGCATCTTCAGTCATATCATCATTGGTATCTGACACATCCCGGAATACTCTGAAATAGCAGAGCTGGTCAACAGCAGGAGAGCCCGCAATGGTAATGGCGGTGCTTTCGTCTGTGAGGTATAAATCCTCAGCGGTTGACTGACCAGCGTCATCAACCGTGACAGCTGTGCCATATGAGGCATCGATCGTATCCCCGTCACCAACAGCCACTCCTTGCAAACCCCACGTCACACCGTCTGTATCTGTAGCCGTTGTGGTCCAAACAGCCCGAAATGTGACCGTGCTTTCATCCCAGCTCTTTGGGAAAAAAATCTGAAATTGTGCGTGCTCGTCTGAAGTAGCGTCAAAATCAAGCACCTGCATATCAGGATTGCCGGCAGTCGTTTCAACGTCAGTAAGAGCAGCACAACCATTACTAGATGTCGGGCGCATAGCAGCAGCTGGCACCCAAATGGTCTGCTTGCCAGTAAGACCGACAGCTACGCCATTTTCTTCTAAATTACCCGTGCCTTTGGGAATGAAGTCAATGCCGACATTTGTATCATCACCGCTGGCAGTGGCTCCTGGATTTGAACCAGTTGCCTCATTTTTCCAGAGTAGTTCGTTGACAGCACCGGCGGTTTCGGTAAACAAAAACATCTCATTGCCGTTGGAGTCGTCAATCCCTTTGGCATTCAAGTCAAGGTCACCGCCAAGCTGAGGGGTGGTATCTTCAACCAAGTTAGACAAGAACGTTCCACCGTGAGCACCACCTGTGGTGAATGGGACGCCTGCGTGTTCGACATTCGTACCATCACAAAATACCCAC